CTCAGGACGACCAGCACGTCTCAAGTGATCCTTTGAGAAGGGAATCTCACCCCTCTTGAGGAAGAACTTGAGCAGGGCATCTCCTCCATCCAGTGGCGACACTGGAAGGGGGGACTCAATCTTGGCGGCCTTGACAAGGGGCCGTTGCAGATTGGGGCACTCCCTCTGAACTTCATAGTCCAGAAAGGTGTGTCTGCCCAAACCAGGACAACCCTCATGTACATCCGGAAACGGTATAACAACCCGAATCTGGCTGTCCATGAACTCCGCAGCCCTCCAGTAACCAGCGTAATACAACTGGTTTCTGAGAGAAACTGCGGAGGCGATTTCCTGGGCGTGCCGCCGTTGCTCGGGGAACAGCCTACGACAGTACACGACTGTGACGTCGTGACCATCGTAGTAGTCCCCGCCGCAAGACTCTCTGAACTTACCAGTCCAGAAAGACTTGTCACGATTCACTTTCAGCCCGAAGGCTTCGAGTGTATCAGCAACGGTCACCGCGTATTTACGAGGAACGATGATATCGTCCCCGTAAACGCGCACACTACCATGAAGACCCCTGAGGGTCTTCCTGGTAGTCTGGATGCCTGACGCTCGCTCGATCCCGAGGAGTACAATGGTGGTGAAAACCATCGCCTCCAAAGGAAAGGTGAGCGCAGATCCCATAGACGCATACTTGGCAATGGTTCGAGAACCATAACCAGGTATCTCAACACGATTAGTGCGGCAGGCGAACACGGCTCGGCAGAGCCAGTCGTGATCACCAAGCAGCATTTCCACGTGTTGAGTGGAGACGCGGTCGGATGCCTCACTCAAGTCGAGTGTGGCGAGCCCTCGAGATGCAGAACCATGGCAAGCCATGGTCCTGTTGATCTCCTGGTCTCTGAATCCGATGAAGCGCCTGAGAGGGTTGTCACGCCCTTCCAAGCGTTCCACGAACATCTCCATCAACCCCTGTTGCACATACTGCATGTGAACAGGTTCGATGGCGATGAGACGCGGCGTCTTCAGCGTTTTAGGCACAGCCACCAGCCTCGCTGGTGGTTCTGAGCCGGGATCCAACCAGACTGGACCCACCCCATCCTCGATAGCATCGAGGTAATGGCGGTACGACGAGTAGAGGTAGTCCCCAGCAGGGAATACATCTTCAAGTCGCTCAGTCCACAGCTTAGTTGTGTATTTGGCATTGCCATGTACACGGTTGGCTGTGGATCCAGGGCCATGTTTGGGTACGACGTTTCCTTCATAGACCTCGCGGTCCATGTCGGAGAACATCCGCCCAAACAGAAGACGCGCAATTCTCTTGAAATCTCCCATGAGGGGATCCTTCAAGGAAAGGCGCGAATCCAGTACTGATTGATCAGTCTCGATGTACTTTCTGATCGCTGCGTCGTGCCGTTCCAAAGAACATGGCACTTCAAGTTTCTTCATCAGGTTGGAGACCTGACGAATTCCTTGAATAGCATCGATCGAAGGCTCATCGAGCAAGCATCCAGTCTCCTTGTCGAAGACGAGGCCGACCAAACCCTTCATGAAGACAGGGAGAGGTCCCCTTTTCCGGAAACCGTGGAAAAGGGACGGGTCTACCATACCTAGGTCGAGAGCTCTTTCGAAGTCTCGACCGAAGGCAGGTAAGGTGATAGTCAAAAAGCTACCACCCTCGTCTGCAACACGGCTCGTGACCGTTTCAAAGTCACGAGTGGTGCTTACGGTACATCGGATACTCAGATCTTCGAGTATCCTTCCAAGCAGGATTACGAGGCTTTTCATGCCTTCCCCCTTCCGGGGTAGTCGCATCCAAGGCCACTTAATCCTCTGACCTTCCACATCTCCTGCGATGGAGATGCCGAGCT